GGAGCCTCCCGGGACGGTTTTGATTACGCGGCGATTGAAGTGCCAATGCCACGGCGAATCGCAGCTTTAGAGCCTGAACCGTGAACCGGGATCATGACATCGACTCGCGCTCTGCTTGAGTGTCCGCCGCAAGCTAGGCACTTGTCGCAAGTAGTTTTGTATCCCGCCTCTTTTGACGCGGGACATAGAATCTCGCGATTGCCAGTCTGGTAGCCAGTCGACGGCGCGACTCGGAAAGTACGGAAACCCAGTACTTTCGCGTGCACGCGGTCTTGTTCGTTATCGCAAGATGCCATTACATATTGCGCCAGTTCAGGAAATTGACGCCACGCGTGGGTATATCCGGTAATACCGATAGCCTCTTTAAGTAGCGAATGCCAAATATGCATCGGCACTGCAGCCGGATCACCATAAGCACCAAGGCGAACTTTCCGTCCCGAGGCAAGTGCCGTTAAATCCGAATTGGTATAGTCAACGTACGCTCCATTAAGCCACGAAACATATGTCATACGCGGTCCGTGAATAAGCGTAACGTAACAAGTACGGGACGCTGGAATAAGATTCCCGTTATCATCATGTTCGCCGCGGTGAATACAAGTGCCACAAATAGCGGAATCGGCGCCTGTTTTAGAGGCCTCTAACGGCGACATACCAGCGTGCAAGATATAGACTTGCAACAATTCGGCACCGGTCTTCGTGTTGCGTGCACCGTTGAAGCCATTAACGATCACGACTATTTCAGAATTATCCAGCATGCTAGGTCCACGATAGATAACGGCACCGTTAAACTTTGAATTCGACATCGGGGTGATCCCAATTTCTGCCTCGGGGTGATCCCGTGGCGTGATCCTGTTATGCCGCGTTTTGCGGCGGGACGCAACTGAAACTTTCGTGATTAGCAATGATCGCCCGGGAGTGGATTTGCTGCAAGTATAGCTTGTGCACGCTGATAACGGTGTTGTGCACGCGTCAACTTGCTATACAAAACGACTGCACTAGCGGTATCGCCGGAGCGCTCAATTTCGCGAATTTCGCGCGCTATTTTGTGACAATCGGCAAGAGCTCTTGCACTTGCACGCGTGGCTTTAACAATCGCGATAAGGTCTGACATCGGAGTGTTCCTAATGTTTGCCTCGGGGTGATCCCGTGGCGTGGCACCGTTATGCCGCGGTCCGCGGCCGAACGCAATCGAAACTTTCGTGATTAGCGGCGGTAATATCCGCGATCGTAATGCCTATACGTACGTGTATAGCGAGGCTGATTACGATAGGCCTCGAAAATTGCCATCATAATGACACTGCCAAACGCGAGCACAAACAAGGCTATCAGCATAACGGCAGGAACGAGCGCCGGGTTAACTTGTGCAGCGAGTATGAAGTTAGACATCGGAGTGTTCCTAATGTTTGCCTCGGGGTGATCCCGTGGCGTGATGTGGTTATGCCGCAAACCGCGGCATAACGCAACTGAAACTTTCGTGATTAGGGCAGAATAACTGAACCGGGATTGTCCCGGTCGACAAGACCGCAATGGCGCCATCCACCGGGCGGGTTCTTGCGTTCAATAGCGTTCATTAGGGAAATTGCGTCACTACGGCATGCAAATGAACGATAAGTGAACGTCGGTTCTTTCACGACATACTGTTGTTCAATAACGACAATCCAGCGATTCTTAAAGCGGTTCTTAAGATCTGACATTGGGGTGATCCCTCTATTGCCTCGGGGTGATCCCGTGGCGTGGCACTGTTATGCCGCAATCCGCGGCATAGCTCAACTGAAACTTTCGTGATCGATTTATTTCTGCAGCCGGGACGCAGCCGGGAGCCTCCCGGGACGCAGCCGGGAGCCGGTCGATCACCTGCAGCCGGGACGCAGCCGGGAGCCTCCCGGGACGCAGCCGGGAGCCGGTCGATCACCTGCAGCCGGGACGCAGCCGGGAGCCTCCCGGGACGCAGCCGGAGCCGGTCGATCACCTGCAGCCGGGACGCAGCCGGGAGCCCTAGGCGCCCAAAAAAGCCAGGTTCTCTGCCGGTTTCGGCCGGCCGTCGACCGGGGGGGGAGGGCCCGGAAGACCTCGGCGGGGGGAGCGGCACCGCGCGGGGGGCTCACGCGCAGATTTTTTCCGGCCTATGGATTAACAGGACAGGGGAACATCATGGCAAAAGGCGGCTACAAACCAGGGGCTGGCAGGCCGCCGGGCAGCCGAAGCCCGAAGCTGGTTGCGGTAGCGGCGGATGACGTGAACAAACCCGGCATCACGCCGCTCGAGTATATGCTCGCAGTGATACGCGACCGGGGCGCTGATCCGGCTCGTCGCGACCGCATGGCGATTGCGGCCGCGCCATTTATGCACCCGCGACAGGAGCCGACGTCGAAGGGCAAGAAGCAGCGCGCCCAGGACGAGGCCAAGACAGCCGGCGTCGGCACGCGCTGGGGTAGCGATCTTGAGGGACCGGACTTGCGGGTGAATTGACGCGGCTTGCCCGTCAGATGACGCCGAATAGCATTGAGATTGCCAGCAATCCGACCGCGATGCCGAATGCGACAACGATCGCTGCCATCGCCTGTTCGAGCAACCAGTCGATGAGCTCTCCGATCATCGTTGTGCCGCCGCGGAAAGCGCCGCATGCAAATGCGCCGGGACCGACACAACGAAGTTGTAGGTCGGCACGGCGAGCAGCAGCGCCGCGGTCAACGCGAACACCACGATGGCGCAGTGTTCGAACAGAGAAGCCGTCGCGCACAGTCGCTGCACGCGCATCTGACGCTGGTATTGTTGGTGGGTCATCGGCATGTCTCGTTTGAATGTCCGTCCATTCCTAACGCAACTCGATACTATTGTATACTGAAATATGAGTGACCCATGGTGTACAGCGCTGCCTGACTGGGAGCACCGGCTGCTGACCGGACAGCCACTCGTGCCCGACCTGCCGCTATTCACCAAGGAGGCTGAGCGGGCGCTGCGGCTGTTCAAGCTGCTGCAATTGCCGGACGTGATTGGCCAGCCGACCATGGGCGAGGCCTGTGCGGAGTGGTTCTTCGCCATCGTGGCGGCGCTGTTCGGCAGCTACGACCCGGTCAACCATCGGCGGATGATACAAGAGTACTTCCTAGTAATCCCGAAGAAGAACAGCAAGTCGTCCGCGGGTGGCGCCCTAATGGTCGTAGCCCTGATTATGAATAGGCGACCGGAAGGCGAGTTCCTGCTCGTCGCACCGACCAAAGAGATTGCAGATATTGCCTTCCGACAGGCATCCGGGACCATCCGCTGCGATCCGGAGCTCGACAAGCTGTTTCACATTCAGCGCCACATCCGACTTATCACGCACCGCCGAACCGGCGCCACGCTACAGATCAAGGCAGCCGACACCGACGTCATCACAGGCTCGAAGGCGCTCGGGACGATGATCGACGAAACCCACGTTTTTGCCAAACGGCCGAGGGCCGCCGAGGTGTTTGTTGAGTTGCGCGGCGCGCTGGCTGCCAGGCCGGACGGGTTTCTGTTTCAGACGACGACCCAATCGAAGGAACCACCGAGCGGCGTTTTCAAGCAGGAACTCCAAACCGCGCGCGATGTACGTGACGGCAAAGTGCAGTTGCCGCTGCTGCCGATTATCTACGAACTGCCGCATCGGCTCGCCAAAGACAACGGCTGGCGCGACAAGAAGTACTGGCCCCTGGTAAACCCCAACCTGGGCCGCTCGGTGGACCTGGACTTTCTCGAGCGCGAGGTGCGCAAAGCGGACGCGCAGGGACCCGCCGCGCTGGCGTTGATTGCGTCGCAGCATTTCAACGTCGAGATCGGCCTGGCGCTGATGTCCGATCAATGGCTCGGCGCCGAGTTCTGGGAAGAAGCCGCCGATCCGACGTTGACGCTGGACGCGGTGATCGAACGCTCAGAAGCCATCGTGATCGGCGTGGACGGCGGCAGCGCCGACGACTTGTTCGGCTTCGCGTTGCTCGGCCGCGATCGCCTGACGCAGGACTGGCTCCTGTGGTCGCATGCCTGGTGCCGGGAGATAGTGTTCGAAAGGCGGAAGAGCATCGCGCCGAAGCTCTGGGACTTCGTCGCGGCAGGCGAGTTGACCGTTGTGGGCCGGGATTTCGACGACCTGGGGGAAATCGTCGCGCTTGTCGAGCGCGTGAAGGAAGCGGGCCTGCTGGCCGGTGTCGCGATGGACAGGGAAGGCACGCACGGCCAGTTCGTCGACGCCATGGCCGAGATCGGCGTTACCAGCGACAGCAAGCTGCTGTATGGCATCGGGCAGGGCTACCGCCTGATGCAGGCGATGAATACGACTGAGCGCAAACTGATCGATCGGACGTTTCGCCATGGCGGCTCCGGGCTGATGAATTGGGCCGTCGGCAATTGCCGCGTCGAAGCCATGGCCACCGCCAAGCGCATTACAAAGGCGAATGCTGGCGACGCCAAAATTGACCCCGTGATGGCCATGTTCGACGCGGTGGAACTGATGAAGCTGCACCCCAGTCCGGCGCGGAAGCCGACGTATCAGATGTTTTTCGTCGGCTGAATGACCGGGTCCGCAGTGGGACCCGGCCGGAGCCAATCCCCACGATTGTGGGAAACACGCGACGAAATCCCAAAGCCTCGGCGCGATCGACGGTTCATCCCCACGTGCGCGGGAAACATCCGCGGTGACGTAATCGCCGCTATAGACGTCACGGTTCATCCCCGCGTGCGCGGGAAACATTGCGAGCCAAGCATGCCGCACGCCTTGATCAGCGGTTCATCCCCGCGTGCGCGGGAAACATCAGGGCCGGCGGGACAAGGCGGCGATCGCCCTCGGTTCATCCCCGCGTGCGCGGGAAACATGCGACGCGATGCAGAGGTATGTCGCAAAGGAGCGGTTCATCCCCGCGTGCGCGGGAAACATCCTTTATACTTCAATTTCGCGGCGCCCGGAAGACCCCGTCCTGCGCCAATCTGCGTTACCCCTCTTCCAGCTCTAGCAAGCGCCGATGGATGCACTCTATCGCTTCAGTTATCGCGTCAAAGGCCTTGCCGCCGTTCCGAAACGCTCGGTCGGCCGCCTTGAGTTCCTCTTCGGCCCCGCCCATCCGTTCTTCAATCCCGCGTATTCGCTCCAGAATAGCTTCCTGCGCGGCGTTTATGCGGGCCATCAGGCGGCCTTCCATGTCGTTGGTAACCATAGTTCAGACCTCAGGTGTGACGGTGAAGGCGATCCAGACGGCCAGTAGTGGCATGGCGAGGCCGGCCAGGGCGGCGAGGAAGGTTGTCATGGCTCAGATCTCCCCTCGCAGTTGGCGCACGTCATGTTCGAGCCGGGTGACGCGCTGACTGAGCGTATCGTCGCTGACCTGCAGCACATGCTGCGCCAGCAGAACGCGCTCGAACTGGTTGTTCATGCGGGTCATCAGGGCGTCGAGTTGCGCTTTGGTCGCCATCGCTTCCTCGAGGCCCTTGATCGCCTTCAGCACAGTGTGGAATGCGGCTTTGGTTTCTTCGTCCATGTCGGGTCTCTAGTGCATGCGGTTAAGGAATGAGAGAACGGCGATGATGACGCCGGATGCCACCACGACGGTGCTGCCCAGGCGTATGGTCTGCTTTTGCATGGCAATCGTAAGCCGCTGCTCCAGGTTGTGGATTGCGGTTGCGAGCCGGTCCTCCAGGATCGGCACGGTGACCAGCGGCGCCGGTTGATCGAACAGCGCCTCGGCCAGACCTTCGGCCTGCTCGCGGGTAAAGCCGTTCTCTTGCAGGCGTTTGGCTAGGGCGAGCGTGCTGATGGTGGCGCTCATGGCTTTGATTTGTCTCTTGTCTGAGCGTTAAGCCCGAGGATTTCCGCCGCCTCGGTCATACGGGCGACGTAGTTCTTGTTGTCCCTCTCGGCGTTCGGCGAGAGGCGATAGCGGTAGCCGGGAAAGACCGCCGCCGCCTCGACGATGCCCATGTCGGTCAGCGCCTTGGTGTGGGCGCGCGCCGTGCGCGGCGAGATGCCGGTTGCGTCGGCTAACTCCTCATTGGTCCACCAGTTCTTGCCGGTCTTCAGCGCCAGAAAGACCTGGACGCGATGTCGGCTGATCCCGCTCGGCAGCATGGCCTGTCCTGTCCTCTCCTTGCCTGCCCTTGCCATTACTCCCTTCCGATACCGATAGGAACTCAAACTATGTTGAACCGCGCCTACTCGGTGCTGGTCGCCAAGGCCACGGCCAGCGATGACGGCCGCCGCCGGTTTGAAGGCATCGCCACCACCCCGACGCCAGACAGGATCGGCGACGTCATCGACCCGATGGGTGCGCAGTTCAAGACGCCGTTGCCGCTGCTGCACCAGCACGACCACGAGACGCCAATCGGCACCGTCATACTCGGCAAGCCGACGAAGAAGGGCATCTCGTTCGAGGCTGAGATCCCCGTCGTCCACGAGCCAGGGCCGCTTAAGGACCGCCTTGATTTGGCCTGGGGCGAGATCAAGGCCGGCCTCGTCCGCGCAGTTTCCATCGGCTTCAGACCGTTGAAAGACGGTTACGAGGTGATGAAGGACGGCGGCTTGTTGTTTAAAGGATACGAAATTTTGGAGCTGTCGACGGTGTCGATTCCCGCGAACGCGGAATGCCAGATCGCTGTCGTCAAATCCATCGACACCGCCATGCGCGCCGCGATCGGCGAGACGCACGCGGACGATGCCACCCCACCCGGCGCTGCGGGACCCAGGAGAACCCCAGTTGTAAAGGCTACGAAGGACGTGAGTAGGAAGACATACGCCGAGCAGATCAGCGCGTTTGAGGCGACGCTGAAGCTCAAAACCGACCGCATGGACGACATCCTGACCAAGGCCGCCGAGGATGGCGCGACCTTGGATGCAGCGCAGAAAGAGGAATACGACGACCTCGAGGCAGAAACGAAGTCGATCGAGGACCACCTCGTCCGGCTGCGTGCCCGCGAGGCGGCTAATGTCGCCATGGCGCGTTCTGTGAGCGATGCGCCGACGCCGCAGGCGCTTTCGGATGTGCGCGGTGCGCCGCCGGCCGAATCGCATTCCACCACGGCGCGTATCCCGGCCCAGGTCAAGGCAGTCAGTTTGCCAAAAGGCACGGCCTTCACCCGATATGTCATGGCACTCGGTCGCGCCCGCGGCAGCCTTGTCGGTGCCGTCGAGATCGCCAAGCAGTGGAAGGACAGCACGCCCGAAGTCGAGATGCATCTGCGCGCCGCCATGGCCGCGGGCACGACGACGGACTCAACCTGGGCCAGCCCGCTGGTCCCGCTTAACACCTTGGCCTCGGAGTTTATCGAATTGTTGCGCCCGGCAACAATCCTCGGTCGGATCAACGGGCTCAGGCGCATACCGTTCAACGTCAAGGTGCCAAGACAAACCGCCGGCGCGAGCGCAGGGTGGGTCGGTGAAGGCGCGATGAAGCCGGTATCCAGCCTTGCCTTCGATACCATTACGTTTGGATGGTATAAGGTCGCGGCGATCGTTGCTATAACCGATGAGCTGTTGCGGTTTAGCTCGCCATCAGCCGAGGACGTCATTCGCGCCGACCTCGTTAAGACCGTCGCCCAGTTTATCGACCTGGAGTTCATTGACCCGAGCAAGGCGGCAAGCGCCGGAAGCTCGCCAGCTTCGATTACCTATGGCGTGACACCTGTCACCGCATCGGGCACCACGGCCTCGGCGTTCCGCGCCGACATCATCTCGCTGATGAAGTCGTTCGCGCAGAACTACATCCCGCTGTCCAGCGGCGTCTGGATCATGTCGATGCAGCAGGCGCTGGCCATCAGCATGATGCTCAACGAGTTGGGCCAGCAGCTGTATCCGAGCATCACGCCACAGGGCGGAACGCTCATGGGCATGCCGGTCATTACGTCGGAAAACGTCCCGACCGTGGGCAACAGCCCGGCCGACGGCAGCCGGATCATTCTGGTCGATGCCTCGCAGATCCTACTGGCCGACGATGGCGGCGTGACGGTCGATATGAGTAACGAGGCCTCGCTGCAGATGGACAGCACGCCGGATAGCCCGCCGACAGCCAGCACCAACTTCGTGTCGTTGTGGCAAACAAATATGACGGCCTTCCGAATCGAGCGGTACATCAACTGGGCGCTGCGCCACACCGGTGCGGTCGGCTACATCAACGGCGCCCTCTACGCGCAGTGAGGATGACGCGGGCCGGTCAGAGCGGCCCGCTGACGAGGAGGTATGGCCATGCCAGAAATGATCGCGCTGCGTGAGCTCTACTACGACGGCAAGACCATCCATAAAGGCGAGCGCTTCACCCTGTTGCCGCAGCACGAGCGGCTCTATCAGATCCTCAAGAGGGCCGAGCCGGCGCCGCCGCAGGAGCCTGAGCCCGAGCCAGAACAGCAGCCAGCCCGGGGCGCCCGTCGCCGCGCGATGCTGCCGGCCGATCCGCAGCCGGTGCCTGAGACCGCACCGGGAACCGCCGCCGCGTCACCGCCTGAGCCGCCCGTGCTGCCGCATGGACGCTACGGCCGGCGCGACATGCGCCCAGCAGACGATACGGACGCCAACTGACATGCGCCTCTTCGGCCTGGAGATAACGCGCAGTAAGGCTGTGGCGCCGGGCACGTTGCAGGCCGCGCCGAGCGCCGTCGGCGATCGCGCCGGCTGGTGGTGGCCGGTCATTCGCGAACCGTTCACGGGCGCCTGGCAGCGGAATATCGAGGTACGCCCGGATACGGTCGCCGCCTACAATGCGGTGTACGCCTGCATCAGCCTGATTGCCGGCGACATCAGCAAGCTTCGCATCATGCTGATGCAGCAAGACGGCGACGGCATCTGGACCGAGACGACATCGCCGGCATTCAGCCCCGTGCTGCGCAAGCCGAACGGGTATCAGAATCGTATTAAGTTCGTCCAGCAGTGGATCATCAGCAAGCTCATCCACGGCAACGCCTATGCTCTGGTCGAGCGCGATGCGCGGCAGGTCGTGACAGCGCTCTATGTGCTCGATCCGCGCCGGGTGAGAGCGCTGGTGGCGCCGGACGGCAGTGTCTACTACGAGGTGCGCAGCGACTATCTGGCTGGGATCGATGAGGATGCGATCTTCCCGGCTAGCGAGATAATCCATGACGTCATGGTGCCGCTCTACCACCCGTTGGTTGGCGTAAGCCCGATCTATGCCTGCGGTCTGTCGGCCCATCAGGGGCTGGAGATCCTCAAGAACAGCACGCATTTCTTCTCCAACGGCGCGCAGCCCGGCGGCATTCTGACCGCGCCCGGCGAGATCGACGAAGACACGGCGAGCCGGCTGAAGGCGAGCTGGGAGAAGGAATTCACCCACCGCAACGTCGGCCGGGTCGCCATCATGGGGAGTGGTCTGACCTGGCAGCCGCTGTCGATGACGGCGGTCGATGCGCAATTGATCGAACAACTCCGATTGTCGTCGGAGACGGTGTGCAGTTGCTTTCACGTGCCGCCGTATATGGTCGCAGCTGGCCCCGTGCCGCCCGTCAACAATGTCGAAGCCTTGGGCCAGCAATATTACACGCAATGCTTGCAAGAGCTGATCGAGAATTTCGAGCTCAGTCTGAGGGAAGGCCTCGGTCTCCCGCCGAATTACGACATTCGTCTCGATATCGACAGCCTGCTGCGGATGGATACGGCGACGCAATACAAAAGCATTGCGGATGCAATCAGAGGCGGTTTCCTGGCGCCGAACGAGGGCCGGCTTAAGATCAATCTGCCGCCGGTTGATGGCGGCGATAGTCCGTATATGCAGCATCAGGATTACAGCCTCGCCGCACTCGCGAAACGCGACGCGATGGCCGACCCGTTCGGCGTCACCCCGCCGATCGGTGGGACGCCGGACCCAAGCGCTGCGCCGCCTGGCGACCAACCGTCGCCAAAGCCGCCGCCGGCGGCGTCTGAGCCACCGCCGCAGAAGTCACTGCAGGTGGCACGCGCCACGCTTCGCATGTACCAGCAGCTCGGGCTCCTAGACGAGGCTGCTTGATCTGGGGGCATCCCATGCAAGACACCGAGGTCGACGCCCTCGTAGACGCCCTGGCCGTGCCGCTGCGGCTCTATTGCGAGCGAATGCTACGCAGCCTCGAGGATCGCCTCATGGAGCGTCTCGCAGCCCTCGAGCAGCGCGCTTCTGTGCCTGGGGAGCCTGGGCCGCCCGGCGAACCGGGGCCGCCGGGTGAGCCCGGCCCGCCTGGACGCGATGGCCTGCCTGGCCGGGAACCTGATCCAACAGAGCTGTGGACGCTGGTTTGCGATGCCGTGGCGGCATTCCCCAAGCCGAAGGATGGGCGTGACGGCCGGGACGGTGCCGACGGGAAGGACGTGGACCCGGAATTTGTGCGCCAGGTCGTCATTGAGGAAGTCGGCAAAATCCCGCCGGCCAGGGACGGGCGCGACGGCGCTGACGGCAAGGACGGGCGCGACGGCCGGGACTTTGACCCCGAAATCCTGCACCGCGCAGTCGTCGAAGAGGTTGCTAAAATCCCGCCGCCCCAGGACGGCCGAGACGGCCAGAATGGCGAGCCCGGTCCTCCTGGGCCAGCCGGCCGCGATGGTAAGGACGGCGTCGGCATCCAGGAGCCGGTCGTCGATCAGGATGGCGTCTTAAAGTTTGCGATGACGGACGGATCAATCAAGCACGCTGGCCGCGTTGTCGGCCGCGACGTTGATATGGAGGCGGTGGAACGGCGCATTGATCGCAAGATCGCCGAGGAAGTCGTCAAGATCCCTGCGCCGAAGGACGGCAAGGACGGCCAGGATGGTCTCGGCTTCGATAATCTCGAGGTCACAATCGACGGCCGCGACCTCAAACACACCTATGCCCTGGGCGAGCGCAAGCGCGAGTTTGTCAATCGCCTGCCGATACCGATGAACAAGGACATATGGCGCGAGGGGCAGCTCTACGAGAAGCATGACGAGGTGACGTGGGGCGGTTCCGTCTGGATCGCGCGTGAGGACACGACGGACAAGCCCGGCGATGGCGCGACGGCCTGGAGCCTTCGCACGAAGCGTGGGCGCGATGGCCGGGATGGGAAAAACGGCAAGGACGGCGAGCGTGGCCCGCCCGGTCGCGACGGCCGTGTTGCATGACGGCGCCGGACTGGTGGCCGGACTGGCGCGGCGCTGATTGCGCCATTGTCGCATCCGGGCCGAGCGTCAAAAAGGACGACGTCCTGATGCTCGAGGGCAGGGTGCGGGTCATCGCGATCAAGGAGAACGTGAAGCTCGCGCCGTGGGCGGATGTCTGTTACGGCTGCGATGCGGCGTGGTGGCGCAATGAGGTCGGGTTACCAAAGTTCATGGGTTTGAAGATCAGCGCCACCCGGCGCGGCCTCGCCGAAAACTATCCGGATATCCGCTTCGTCAGCGTGCTGCCGCCGGTCGATCGGCTGGCGCTCGAACAGCCCGGCGTCATCGGATCGGGCGGCAACTCCGGGTTCCAGGCCCTTAATTTGGCCGTGCAGTGGGGCGCAAAGCGGATACTGCTGATCGGCTTTGATATGTCGGCCCGTTCCGGCGTGCACTGGTATGGCCGCAATGCCGGCGCCGGCCGCTCGAATCCGGACGAGATCAACTTCCGCCGTTGGCGCGCAGCCTTCGCCACGACGCCGGCGACGCTTAACGCACGCGGTATCGTCGTGGTCAATGCCTCACCGAATTCATCGCTCGAGTGCTATCCCCGCGCCAGCGTGGCGCAGACACTTAAGGCTTGGGCAAACGGCGTATGAAGCGCTCGATCTGGATCGGCTTTGATCCGCGTGAGGCGGCAGCGTTCGCCGTGGCGCGGGCCTCGGTGAGAAACCGCCTGACGCAGCCGATCCCGATCCGCGGCGTCGTGCTCGGCGACCTGCAGAAGCGCAGCTATTACTGGCGGCCGACGCGCCACAGCGGCGCCACGCCCAGCCGTGGCCTGCTCTGGGACGAAATATCGAACGCGCCGATGAGCACGGAGTTCGCCATCAGCCGCTTCCTGGTGCCGTTCCTGGCCCGCGAGGGCTGGGCGCTGTTCATGGACGGCGACGTGCTGGTGCGCGCGAACCTGGTGCGGCTGTTCGACGCGCTCGATCCGGCCAAGGCGGTTTATTGCGTGCAGCACAAGCATGAGCCGCCGCCCGGCCTGAAGATGGACGGCCAAATACAGACGCAATATGCGCGGAAGAACTGGTCCAGCGTCATGGTCTGGAACGTTTCGCACCCGGCGAACCAGGCGCTCAGCTTGAGTATGGTCAACAGCCTGCCCGGACGGGATCTGCATCGGTTCTGCTGGTTGGCCGACGAACTGATCGGCGCGCTTGATCCGGCCTGGAACTTTTTGGTTGGCCATACCGCCATTAAGGATGTTCCGGACCCGGCCATCGTGCATTTCACAGCCGGAACGCCGGACATGGCCGGTTACGAACAATGCCTATTTGCCGATGAATGGCGCTCGGTTCTCGCGGCTTGGGCATCCTGATGTTACCGAAGCCTAGAACGGGAGGCTAAAGTCGGCCTCGGGGACCAACTTATTGGCTCTGGAATTGCCCGCGGCGCCAGCACGCGCGGCGAGCGCATTGCTTTTGGCGACGGTAAACATATCCGCTGGGACCAGTACAGCGAGCGGATATTCCGACGCAACCCTGACATCGCCCCGCCCGGCTCGGAGCTAGCCAAGGACGTCCGTTGGATTCCCTTCTACAAAGGCAACCGTCTCTATAACACCAGCGACGGCAAGCGCTGGATCTGGAACTACGATTTCCGCGTCCGTCCTGGCGTTATCATCCTGACGCAGCGCGAGCGCTCCGAGGCTCGGCCATATGGCCTGCGCAATGTCGTCATTGAGCCGAATGTGCTGGCGCGCAAGCCAGGTGCGATCAACAAAGACTGGCCGTTTGAACGCTATCAGGCGGTGGCGGATGCCCTGATCAAGCAAGGGCGCAAGGTGCTGCAGTTCGACTACGGGCTCGGCCCGATGCTGAACGGTGTGGTGCGGGTGCCAACGCGGCAGTTTCGCGATGCGCTGGCCGTGCTCTCCTATGCGGGGCTCTATATCGGGCCGGAGGGCGGGCTGCATCATGGCGCTGCTGCGGTCGGCATTCCGGCGGTGGTGATATTCGGCGGTTGGGTGCCCCCCGCCGTCACCGGCTATGCGAGCCACATCAACCTTACGGGCGGCGCGACCGAGTGGTGCGGCAACTTCGCAGCCTGCGCGCACTGCCGCCAGGCGCTCGACCGGATCAGCGTCGACGAGGTTATCGACGCCGCCAAGATCGGGCTGCCGGTAGTCTGACCGCGAAAGGATACGGCCAGATGGCGACTCTCAGCATCAAAGCCGGCGCCACCTTGCAGTTGCGGTTGGCGGCAACCAATGACGACGGGACCGCTGTCGATTTGACGGGCGTGACCGCGACGTCGCAGGTGCGTGACGCCTATGGCCGCCTGGTCGCCGATCTGTCGATGGCTCTGGTGGACTCGCCGCCGGTGCTCTCCATCACGCAGGACACGAGCGGTTGGCAGACCGGCATGATGCGAATGGACGTGAAGCTCGTCGCGGGGGACATAACGCTCATCTCAGAAACCGTGCCGTTATTCGTCGATGAGGCCGTCACCCGATGAGGCTAGTCGTCACGCAGATTTCGCCGGACCTGCCGACGGACGGCGCTGCCGCGCCCCCGATCGTTCTCACAGTGGCGGTTCCTGGGTCGCTGGGCGGCGGTTCCGTTGGGCCAGCCGGGCCCACGGGGCCAACCGGTCCCACGGGGCCAACGGGGCCGGCAGGCGCGACTGGTCCGGCCGGCGCGGGCGGCGGTGGTGGCAGCCAGGGGCTCGTTTATATAACTGGCGGCACGATCACCGATCCCGTGGGCTTCATCGACCTGCCTCTGGCGAGTGATTATCTTTCGTTCCGTCTGCAGATATCCGACGTCCAGTGGAACGACAGCAACCGGGATCAGATGGCGCTCGTGTTCAGCACTGACGGCGGCACGACGTTCCTCGGCGACCTTAGCAGTTACGATACATACTTCAATACCGGGCTTCAGCAATCTCCGAGCGGCAGCGCCGACATCCACTTCGGCGACGCGCAGATTCAGCTGACCGCCGCCCCCGGCGTATCATCCAGCGTCTGGCTCGATATTATGCCCGGTGACAGCGACCATTCGCCTCGGGTGGTCGTCAGCTGCGGCGTCTGCTTTCGCTCACCCGGCGATCCGGGCAGTTATATATACCTGGGCACTGGCGATCTAAGCCTCAGCGCGACCGTGACGCCGACCCTGGCGCGGGCGAATTACGTGCGGTTCGGACCGTATGGCAACTACGATCTGGCGAACCCCACGACAACCGAAACGATGGTAAGCGGCACGTATGCTCTGTGGGGGCTGCAGGTATGAGCGGCACAGTCACCGGCATCCGCCACAATCCGGACGGGAGCGTGACGACCATTGAGATACCGCGCGGAACGCCCCGGCCGGCGCGGCCACGTCCTGGCAGCACGTGGATACCAGCGGCCGTGCTGCTTGAGCGGATCGCACCGGAATATGCGCTGATCCGCAAGGCGGCAGCCGATGCGTTAGAGCGCGGCGATGGGCAGCTCATGATGTGGATTGATACGCTTACCGCGCAGTCCGGCTGTGACCTCACGGCCGCCAACACGCGGGCGGCCAAGGCTGCGCTCATTGCGGCCGGACTGCTGACGCAGGAGCGTGCGGACGCCGTGTTCGCGCCGGTCGCTGGATAGGAGCTGCCGCGCGGATGGCTGAGAAAATTATGCGGCGGGTGGCGGGCTATCATGACGTCCGCCTCGACGGCATCCTCGATCTCGTCACGCGCTGTCGCGACGCCTCGGTGTTCGATGCTGGATGCAATCGCGGCCTCGTCTGTTTCGAGTTAGCGAATAACGGCGCGGCCATGGTGCACGGCTGCGACAACGAACCGAGCGTCATCCGCACCGCGCGGGAGCTGTTCGCTGATTTGCGCAACGTCGAGAGCCAGTTCGAGGTCGTTGACCTGACCAAGGGACCGGCGCCGCTGACGGCGGTGTTCCGTCCGAAATACGATATCACGCTGATGCTGGCGACGTACCATAAGCTCAAACGGGCGATGCCGGCCGAGGACCTGACGAGGCTCGTTCGCTATCTTGGCGGCGCTACCCGCCAGTTCTTCGCCTGGCGCGGCACGTCTGACAAGCACGCCGAGAACAATGACGAGATCGCCGTGCTGGATCGCGACCTCGGCAGCGTCGGCCTGCGGCGAATTCATACCAGCACCATTTCTATCGAACTGGGCGCGGCGGCCATATGGGCACGGTAGACAGATTCAGAGACGCAATCGGCCAGAACGAGAACGAATTCCGGCTATTCCTGGCGTTGCTGAAAGCCGAAAAGGTCCACAGCTATTTGGAGATCGGCTCGCGCTATGGCGGCTCGCTGTGGCGCCTCGCGCCTATTCTGCCCGACGGGGCGAGGATGATCGCGGTCGATTTTCCCGACAGCATGGGCGGCCGCTCCGACAGCAAGGAAAGCCTGTGTGCCTGCGTCGCTGAGCTTCGCGCCTGCGGCTACGACGCCGGTGTGATCTTTGGCGATAGCACGGACCCAGTGATCGTCGACATGGTGCGGATGCATGGGCCGTACGATGTCGTCTTTATCGACGCCAATCATTCGTTGGAATTCGTAACGGCCGACTGGAAGAATTATCGCACGATGGCGCGCATCGTTGCGTTCCACGACATCGCCTGGAAGCGCAAGGACGAGTGGTGCGGGAAACGCATCGAGGTGCCAATTCTGTGGGACCAGATCAAGCAGGATTACCCGCACGTTGAGATGAAATTCGAGCGGAAAAACAACGGGATCGGCGTGATATGGACCCGTTGAATATCCTGACGTTCTGGTGGGGCACGAAATATCCCGCCAGTTACGTGGAGCGGCTGGCGCGTGGGTTGGCGCGCAACCTCAAACAACCCTATCGTTTCGTCTGCATCCACGGCCGCGGGTTGGATGTGCCGGCGGGCATCGAAGCCCGACGGATCGCCGATCCGGGTCTGTGCACCATCCGCGGCTGTTTCGCCCGCCTGCGCACCTTCGACCCAGGCTGGCAGCGCGAACTCGGCATCGGGCTGGGCGAGCGGATCGTCTGGCTGGATCTGGACATCATCATCACGGGACACCTGGACCCGCTGTTCGACCGCGACGAGGACTTGATGCTCCTGCTCGGCGCAAACATGTGGAATCCATGCCCATACAACGGTAGCGTAATGATGCTGCGCGCCGGCACGCACCCCGAGGTCTGGTCGGAATTCTCGCCTGAGGCGGTCCGACAGATCGAGTTCCACGAGTTCCCGGACGACCAGGGCTGGATCTGGCACATGGCACCGGATGCAGCCGGCTGGCGCGTTGGTGAAAGTGGAATATACGCCTTCCAAAAGCCGGCCTGGCCGGTTGGCGATAGGCTGCCGGAAGACGCCCGCATCGTTGCTTTCCCTGGCTCCCGGGACCCGGGTCACTACGTGCATTTAGAATGGGTGCAGCGGCACTGGTTCGTCCATGCTTGATCCGGCCAATGTCGCGCTGTTCGTTCCTGCGAACCTGAAGAAGTTCAAGCTCGAGCTGTTCAACAGGATCGGCAACGAGATCGTTCGCCAGGGCGGGCGCGTCATCCGGCACGATGCGGAGCGGCTCGATGAGCTTCCGACGGACATCATCCCGATTGTTGGCTGTCAGCCGGAAAGCACGCTGCTGATTGCCAAATGGCGGCAGTCGAAACGGGAGTGGATTTACTGGGACCGCGGATACGTCAGGCGGGTGTTCGCGTGCTGGTTGCCGAGAGGCACCAACGGCGGATACTACCGGTGGCATCGTAACGCTTTCCAGCTACGTCAGATTGCGAAATACCCACCCGATCGCTGGGCTGCGCTCAACATCGACGTGCGCCCCTGGCAGCGTGGTGGGCGGCACATCGTCATCGCTGCGCCGACAGCCACCTACAGCCGGTTTCACCGGCTCGCCGCGTGGACGGATACCACGCTCGATACGCTGTCGCGGCTGACGGACAGGCAGCTGGTGATCCGCGGCAAGGAAACCCGGCGTCCCCTTCAGGCGGATCTTGAGGGCGCCCACGCGCTCGTGGCGCACGCCAGCATCGCCGCAGTCGAGGCCGTGATTTGCGGCTGTCCCGTGTTCGTCCATCCCGACAGCGCCGCATCGCTGGTCGGTCAGACCGACCTCGCGATGATCGAAAAGCCCGCTTACCCCGAGCGGCAGCCTTGGCTGAATGCGCTGGCGTTTTCTCAGTTCAGCGAACGGGAACTGATCGATGGCACCCTTTTTAGGCTGATCACCTGATGCTGCAGATCCCCTCGCCCAACACCGACCGCTCGCTGCTGACGATCGAGGAGCTTCGATCCGCGGCCGGGGTGACGGATTCCTCGCGCGATACCGAGTTGCAGGTGCTGGGCGATGCGATCGCCGCGCTGATCACCCAGGCCTGCCAAGTGGCCCGCGTCGGCGCGATCCCGCCGACCTTGCGCCAGGAGGCCGTCGTCGAGACGTTCAATGCGCCGGTGCACCACGGCTATCACTGGCTGCCGATTGACCGCGCTGGCGCGCTGCACCCATCGCGGACGCCGATTGTCAGCATAGAGAGCGTCGTTGAGGGCACGCGGACGCTCACCACGTCCGACTATCAGGTCGATGGCGCGGCGATTTACCGCCTTTCGTCCGGGCATCGGATGCACTGGCAGTGCGGACCTATCGTCGTCAGCTACACCGCCGGCTACGCGACTGTGCCGTACGACCTGAAATGGGCGGCGACCAAGTTCGTCCAGGCAGCATTACTTGAGAACGGACGCGACCCGTACTTAAAGCGCAAAGTAATAATGGGGGTCAGCGAGTATGAATGGTGGATAGACCCGACTAAAGACAGTATTATTCCGCCGGAGGTGATGGACATTCTGGTGCGCGGCCGTTACGTAAACCGGTTTGCGTGGATGCGATGAGCCGCGTTTCCTTGATGGAAATCGCCCAATTGGACAGTGCGCTTGCCGATGCTGGCGAGGATTTCGTGCTGCGCCGGGTCAATGGCGTGACAAACCAGACGAATGTCGACGTGACGTGCCGCGGCTTCATTCGCGCCTTTGGCACGGACGAACTCACCACGAATATCATCCAGGGCGACACGAAGATCATCTTCTCGCCAACCCAGATCATCGCCGCCGCGTGGCCCGGCGGTCCACCGCCGACCGGCGCGGCCGCAGCACAGGACCCGCGCGTGCCCCGGCGTGGCGACAAGGCCATCGTGCAAGGCCGCGTCATGAACATCCAGGATTCGTCGCCGATCTACATCGATAACGTGCTTGTCCGGATTGAGCTTCAGGTTCGGGGCTGATGCCGAGCGCGTTCGAACAGGTTATCCGGCTGAACCTCGCGAAGTTCAGCCCCGAGGCCGCGAAGCAGAAGCATATCGAGATTGCGCGCGACGCCCTCGCCGCGTTCATGGCGCGTCAGTCGGTCAAGCCGGGCGTGCAGATCTTTACTGACGGCCAGCCGGCCGCGAACGAGAATTCGGTCAAGCCGTTCGGCATCATCACCTATCGGTTCCTGCGCCTACGTGAGATCTGTGCATTTGCGATAACCCAGGCGCAAGCGCTGTCGCCTGTGGACACGGGGCGGTACCGGAAAAGCTGGTTCTTCCTGGTGAACCAACAGGAAGTCGCGCTTGAGGCGATCCCCGAGGACGCCACGCAGGTGATCCTCACCAACGACCAGCCGTACAGCCGCAAAATCAACGTCGGTGCCAAGGGCTTCGAGCGATACGCCCCGCCGGGTATCTGCGAGAAGGTGCGTGTCCTGGTCAATGCGAAGTATGGCGCGCTGGTTGATACGAAGGTGGACTTCATTACGCTCGTCGGCGGATACCAGTTGATGCATCCGATCAAACGCGGCGTCGTGACCCAGACCGAACTCACCTACCCGGCGACTGTGATGAACGCAAAGAGGTTCGCCGCATGACGTGGGCAGACGCCTGTGCAGCGCTGCGGGATTTCATCACGGCGCAATGGGCCAACGGCGGTTTTGCCACCGACATGCCGTTGGCGTTCGAGAACGAGAGCGCGGACTATGCGGCCCAGTTCGTGGCTGTTTCGATCGAGGGCGTGACGGCTGAGAAGTCCATCTACGGCAGCCCGGGCATGCGTTCCTCGGTCCAGTTCGGCGTGATCTTCATGCACGCCTTCGTCCCCACCGGCTCCGGCGTCGGCACGGCGTTCGCGGCGATCGACGCGCTGACGTCGATGGTCGAACTGAAGACGATCAGCGACGTGATCAAAACAGAAGGTGGCGCCGCGCCGTCGCCCGTCGCCTACGATGAGCGCGACCGCGATGTCGGGCGCAGCCAGCCTGAGGGCCAATACTACCGCTGCAGTGGCAGCGTGTCGTTCATCGTCATCAGCACGGTCTGACCGTTTCGGCGATCGCGAGGCGGCGCGGTCGACCCGATCCCATCCCGCCATCAGCACAGGAGAGTAGCATGGCAGCAACTGGTGTGCTTGGCGCACGGCTGTACGTTGGCCCGACGCCGCTGGCGGATATTGAGACGTCCGCCGATGCCCTTGCGGACTTTACGTCGCTTAGCATTGGCGTCGAAATCGGGTTGATTGAGAATATCGGCGAGTTCGGCAAGCAATTTGATTTAGTGACGTTCCAGGCGGTCGCGACGGGACGCACCTACAAGTTGAAGGGCGGCTACAACCAGGGCAACCTGCAGTTGGTCGTCGGTTCCGATTTGTCGGACGCGGGCCAGTTGTTGATGTATCAGTATGGCACCGCACAGGATCAGAACACCTATCCTTTCAGGGTTAGCTTGGTGGGTGTCGACCCAGGCTATGACAACATTTACTTCGGCGGCAAAGTATTCTCCTATCGCCAGCAGTTGGGCACGGTGAATAATATCATCAAGGCGCAGGTTAACATCGAAATCAATACTGACATCTACTACGGTTAATTGGAGCAATCATGCCGCAACTGACGGCAGGCGATGTGCCGATCACGCTGGCGGGCGAGCGTCGGGTGCTGCGCCCGACGCTGCGCGCAGTCACGACAATCTCGGCTTCCTGTGGTGGGCTCAGAAAAGCTATGACGGCCATCGGTGAGTGCGACATCGGCGTCATGACGACGGTGATTCGCGCCGGGCTCAATCTGACCGATCAGGAAGCGAAGAAGGTCCCGGAGCTCATCTATGAGACCGGGGTTCTCGAGCTGACGGGACCGCTCATCGATTTCCTCATCAATCTGGCGAACGGCGGCAAGCCCCTCGCCGGCACGCCGATCGCCGGCGCGGTCGAGGATGAGAGTGCGGAGGGAAACGTGATCAACTGACGATCGAGGACCAGGTTGATCTCATTTTCTCCACCGCCGCGGGCTGGCTCGGCTGGCCGCCGGACGTAGTTTTGGACACGCCGCTGGCGATGATCAACCTGGCGCTCGAAGGCAAGATCGATTTCCTGAAGAAAACAAACCCCTGGGGCTCGTCCGAAGAGAAGCCGGACGACGACTGGCAGAAGCAGAAGCCGGACCCTGAAGGCGCGGCTAAGAAGTTCATTGCCATGATGAAGGCGCGCGGGGCGAAGCCGCTGCCGCGCAAAACGTCCGCTTGAAGGGAATCCCCAGCCTGTCGCCAGGCTGGGTAATCCTGCGTTGCTTTCGCAACTTGCCCTGGCTTTCCTACCGATTCCCCCGCCAAAAAACGGCGGAAGTTAAAGCGTTATCAATGCCCTACCGACGACCCACCATAGCACCGGGTAATCGGTAGGGAAGCCAGGGCGATCGCCGACTACTTGAAGCTGCCGCCCAAACCATAGCACCGGGTAATCGGTAGGGAAGCCAGGGCCGGACGTGGTGATGGATACGCCGCTCGCGAACCATAGCACCGGGTAATCGGTAGGGAAGCCAGGGCCGAGCATGGACCGCAGTCGGCCTGGATGCCACCATAGCACCGGGTAATCGGTAGGGAAGCCAGGGCGCAAGGTAAGGACATCAAAACCCTGAAGGAACCATAGCACCGGGTAATCGGTAGGGAAGCCAGGGCAGCGGTCACCTTTTCGACGCTGACGCACAATTGTGGCGCGGCAGACAGTCTATCGCGCTGATCTTAATACGGAAGCGGACCGAAAGATGGCCGACGACGTCGCCAAAGTCACGCTGACCATTGATGCCTCGCCCGCCGAGAAGGGCGCCGAGGTGTTCGACAAGGCCTTGAACAAGGTCGACAAGGCGACGGAGCGCACCGTCGCTTCGATGGCGTCCCAGCTGCGGATGGTCGATCGCTATATCCGCGAGCACGACAAGGCTGGCGGGCAGATCGAAAAGTTCCAGCGGCAGATCGACAACCTCAACGACGTTATGGCGAAAGTCAAGCCGGCTGCCGAGCAGGGGTCGCAGGGAGCGGCCCTGCTTGCCGAGAGGGCGGCCCGGGCGGCAGCGCTAATTCAGGAGAGGTTCGACCAGACGGTAACCGCCCTGGTGAGGAACAAGGCGGAAATCGACCGTCTAACAAAAGCCTTCGACCCGGCCACGGCGTCCGCTCAGCGCATGACAGACGAGCTGCGCGATCTGAACAAGGCGTTCGAACTCGGCATCAACATCGAAGGCGGCTATAGCGCGGCTTATCAGAAGATCGTCGACAAGTACGACGAAGGCGCGCAGGCCGCGCAGCGGGCCGCCGCCGCCGACAAGAAGATGCTGGACGATTATGTCCGCGGGCTTGACCCGCTGGGCGCGGCCGTGGATGCGGCGAAAGAGCGCGTCGCCGGTCTCCAGCGGCTGATTGCCGGAGGCGGCCCCGACGCGGCCCGAGCAACCAAGGTGCTGCCCGCTGCTCAGGACGAGCTGACCGCTGCCCGGGCGAAGCAAGTTGCCGGCGATCCGAAGCTGCTGGCCGAGCGAAAGGCACTGACCGCAGAGTTCGATCAGGCAACAGCGAAGATGGAGGCTTATCTCGCCACCACGGAGCGCATCCAAAGAGCCGAGCAGCTTGGCATACTCACTGCCCAGCAGGCGACCGAAGAGCGCAAGAAAGCCTTGGGCGTGCTCGACGGGAGCACGGAGGCGCTGAAAAAGCAGGAGGAAGAGCTTAAGAGGCTGACGGTCGAGTTCGCGCCGCTGAAAACCGCGCAGGAGAACTATCACGCGGCTCTGGATCGGCTAGACAAGGCCAAGAGCGCGGGCATCGTCAACGACAAGGAGGCCGAGGTTCAGCGCACACGGCTTACCAAATCGTTCGAGGCGCAGAGGAAAGCCATCGAGCAGTATGGTCATTCCAGCGGCCAAGCGGCGTTCGCGCAGCGCCAGCTGGGGGTTCAGTTCGTCCAGTTCTTCAGCAGCATCGAGGGCGGTATGCCCTTGCTGCAGGCGCTTATCCAGCAGGGCCACCAAGCGGTCGACGTTGCGATCGCGACCGGGACAGGCTTTGGCGTCCTCGGAAACGTGATCAAGTCGGCGTTCGGCTATCTCGTTTCGCCCATTGGCCTGATGCTCGCCGCCACGGCGGCGCTCGTCGGCATGGCCGTTGCCGCCGAGCGGACACAGCAGCGCCTGGTGGACCTGAAGAACCACTTCAGCGCGGTCCGCCCGGACTGGGAAGGCGCGGCGGGCGCGGCGACTGAGAACGCCAAGCGCCTGGCGGCGACCACCGACCTATCCGCCGCCAATGCCCGTGTGCTGACTGAGGCGATCTACAGCGCGCCGCAATTCCAAGGCACGGATGCGCAATTCCTGCGCGTCGGCAAAATCTTCAACGACCTCTCGAAGCAGCTGAACGAGAGCACCGAGCAGATCAGCCAGCGCGCCAAGCAGGCGTTCGAGGACCCGGCCGCCGCCGCCGCCGCGCTGCAAGGCAAGATCGCCACGGTCACGCCGGAACTGGCGCGCTACGTTCGCGAGCTGCAGGAATCCGGCAAGCAGGCGCAGGCGACGAATGTGCTGATGAAGGCGCTCGCCGACAGCACGATCCCGGTGAAGGACAACGTTACCGAACTGCATGCGGCATGGACGCGCTTTGAAAACGCGCTCTATGGTCACACCGAAGGCGGACGGTCGTTTATCGAAATTTTCGGCGGGGCGATCGACCACCTGTCCGCCAAAATCCTCGACTGGACCACGGCGCTCATGGGTGCTGCCGCGAAGATCGCGGATTGGGTCGATCGGCACGGCGGCCTGCCCAACATCAACCCGTTCGGCGGCAATCAGTTCGGCGCTACGCCCTGGTCGCCGTTGCCGCCGTCCGGAGCGGAGGGCGCTCGGCTAGAGGCCGCGATCAATGCGAGCGCCGCCGAAAACAGGCTCGATCCTGAGTTCCTGCGCCGCTTGCAGGGCGCTGAAGGCGTCTGGACCGGCTCGAAATGGAAGACCTCGCCCACGGGCCGGATCGGGGCGATGCAGATCGATCCCAAGTTGCTGGCAGGGATGCAGCGCGAGCCGCAAAACTATCCGACGGTCCAAGGCGTGACGGATCTCACCGATACCGGCCAGAACGTCGCCGCCGGCGCGGCTTTTCTCAAGCACTGTCTGGTCAAATACGGCGATCCGTTCCTCGCCATCCTCGCCTACAACATGGGCGAGACTGCGTTCGACAAGGTCATGCGCGGCGAGGCCAAGCCGACTGCCGAGGCCGTCGCGGAAGCGTCCAAGGTGCTCTCTGGCTACCAAGGCAGGGGCCTAGCCGCTGGCGCCACTAGCGGCGGTCCGCAGCAGGGGCCGCAGGTCCCTGGCGTCTACGGCCCGACGCTGCCCGAGGATTTCGGCGCCCGATCCGTGGCGGCAGATCGAATCAGGGATGCGCAGAAAGTCTTTGAGCAGGGTAACGAAATTCGCGAGCAGCTGCGGAAGAACACGCGCGACATCGAGACCGAAACCGCCGGCCTGCAGGAGGCGGTAAAGAAGTACAACGCCGCGAGAGTTCTTGGCGACGAACAGAGTATGGCGCTGGCTGCGCGGAACATCGCCGACTTCCAGCGCCGGCTGCGCGCCCTGCAAGGTGAGCGCACTGAGATACTGACGCCGCAGCAGCGCGCGACGCGCGAGGCCCAGGAAGCGAACGTCCCGCTCGGCGTCGAGAGCGGCGCCGCGCGCCAGTTCCGCGAGCTTGAAGTGCAGCAGATGCAGCGCCGTCGCCAGTACGGCGAGGGCGATCCGGCCAGGGAACTGGCAGAACGCACCGAGCTGCAGAAAAAGCTCACCGCTGAGATGCGGGACAGCATCCACGTCATCGATCTGCAAGTTGCCGCCGAGAACCGTCTCATCCCGGCCTACGAACTTGGCGGCCAGGCGGCCGTGCATCTGCTCAACCACGAGAAGGCGCTGATCGAGGCCCGGAAGTATGCAATCCCCGATACCGACGAATACCGCAGGAAGGTCGATGAACTGACGGCCGCCTACGACCGGGCATCCGTTGTCGATCCCAGCAAGGCGGCGGCTGAGGACATTGCGCGGATGCGCCAGGAGAGTGAGCAGCTCGATCTGCAACTGCGCCTTATCACCGCGACCAACGCCGAACGCGAGCGCCAGATGGCGATGCTGCAGGAACGCCAGGCGCGCGGCTACCGTCCGGGCGAGGCGTTGCCGCTGGAGGTGCAAAGAGCGGTCAACGTGGCTGGCGACATCGCCGATCAGCGCATCCGCGTGCAGCAGGCCCAGGCGGCGTATCAGGATCTGGCGCGCACCGGCGAGCAAGTTTTCGGCACGCTCGAGAAAGCCTTTACCGAGCCGCTCCGCGAGGGCGAAACCGCGGCGATGCGGTTCCGGGAGACGGTGATTTCCGTCTTGGCGGACATCGAGAAAGAGCTGCTGAAGCTGCTCGTCATCAACCCGATCCTGAATAGCCTCTTCGGCGGCCAGCATCGTCCGGAGCTCGGCGATCTCGGCAATCTGGGCGGCGGGGATAGCGGACAGGGCGGCGGATCAGGCGGCGGCATCATCGGCAACCTGGTCAACAGTGTTGGCGGCAAAGGCTTCTTCCAGGGCGGCGGCCTGATCGGATCGTTGTTTGGCGGCGGTGGGGACGGGATGGCGTCCGGGGGAGGGCTGGCGGCGCTGAGCAGCGAGGCCGCGTCGAACGTGGCGGCAGGCGCCGCCGGGCTGCATGGTGGCGGGTTGGTCGGCTACGACCCGCCGAGTTTCACGCGCCTGGTCGATCGCTCGATCTTTGCCAACGCGCCGCGGTTGCATAGCGGGCTCGGTGCCAACGAGTTCGCGGCGATCCTCGAGAAGGGCGAGCGGGTGCTGACCGGGCGGCAGCAACAACAGGTCGCCGCGGCCGCAAATAGCAACAGCAAAGCGGGCAGCCACACCTTCGTGTTTAATTTCCCCCACACGACAAACCCTGACGCCTTCCGCAGGTCCGCGACCCAGGTCGCATCGCACGTAGGGTCCACGCTCCAGCGCACCCAGCAGCGGGGGAACTGATGACCGTTCCATCGTTCGTGGAAGTGCAGTTTCCGCCGAATATCAGCGCGGGCGCCAAGGGTGGTCCGGCCTTCTCTACGAGTATTCTCGAACTGTCGTCCGGCGCCGAAAGCCGGAACGTGAACTGGTCGCGCGAGCGTCCGCGTTACGACATCAGCACGGGTTTGCGTGATGCGCACGACTTCAATGCGTATCAGAAATTCTTTTACGCACGGATGGGCAGGGCGATCGGGTTTCGTTTTAAGGACTGGGCCGACTATCGCTGCCCGTACTGGTTCGCCACGCCCGGCGATATGGACCCGTTGCAGACGCTATTCACCACGGACGGCTCAACCGCGACCTTCCAATTGACCAAGACTTACGGCGATGGCGGAAGCTCGTTCGTGCGGCAAATCAAGAAGCCGGTGTCCGGGAGCCTGACGCTTAAAAACGACGGCATCCTGATGACAGCCGGCACTGGCGGCACGCAGTATCAGGTTAATACGACCACCGGCATCGTCACGCTCGGCGCCACTGTGGCCGCGACGACCGGCAATGCCATCACAGGCTCGTTCGAGTTCGACGTTCCGGCCAGATTCGATAGTGATGAACTGAACGCCACGCTCAACGGCAATCAGATCATCGTCTGGGACAGCATCCCGATTATCGGGCTGAAGCTGTGAAGTCGATCTCCAATGCCCTGAGGACCCACCTAGCCGGCAATGTGACGACGCTGTGCGCGTGTTGGGAACTGGTTCGCGTCGATAGCACGGTGTTCGCCTTCACGTCGCATGACGAGGACCTGACCATCGGCGGCGTCACATACAAGTCGGTCGTCGGCTTCGACTCCACCGCTATCGTCACCGGCAGTACAGGTCAGGTCGACAATCTGGAGGTCATCGGGTTTTTGTCAGATGACGGAATAACCGAGCAGGACCTTAAGAACGGCCGGTTCAATTTCGCCACGATCTACTTGTTTGCCGTCAACTGGGTTGACCTGTCGATGGGCATCTTACGCCTACGGCGAGGCTGGCTCGGCGAAGTAACCCGCATGCCGTCGGGGCAGTTTCATGCTGAACTGCGCGGGATGACGCAGGCCCTGACGCAGGAATTTGGCAATATTTTCAGTCCGATCTGCCGCGCTGACCTGGGCGATACCAAGTGCCAGGTCGATCTCACGCTCTATACGAACACCAGCAGCGTAACGGCCGTTATCTCGCACCATGCCTTTGTCTCGGCGCCGTTGTCATATCCTGCCGGGGTCACGGGCAACACCGCGCAAATTCAGATCCGGAACAACGTCTCGGCAGGCACGTCGCTCGAGATCTCGGACGGGATCAATACGGCGACGGCGACCTGGCCGTTCGATACTGCCGGCAGCACGGCGTTCAGCGACATCCTCACCGTGATTGCCGGCAGCGCTCTCGACGTCACCGTGACGACCGGCACGCTCACAATCAACATCACAAACAATAGCGGGAGGCAAGGTTCGATCGTCAAAACCGGCGATATTGCCAATCCGCAGGCGCTGCTGATTTCAGAGTTCGCAGGCGGTTACCTGGACGGCGGCGTCATCACCTGGCTCACCGGCAACAACACCGGCGTGAGTGTCGAGCTGAAGACGTATGATCCGAACAGCTCGACGGTCATGATGTGGCTGGCGGTTTATTATCCGATCCAGGTCGGCGACACCTTTTCGTACTACCCTGGCTGCGACAAGCGGCGCGACACCTGTGCCCGGAAGTTCAACAACATCGTCAATTTCAGGGGCGAGCCGGATATGCCTGGTGTCGACAAGATGGTCCAAGTCCCTGAAGAGTGATGACCCGCGCGGAAGTGATGGCCGAGGCGCGCCGCTGGGTGAACTGCCGTTATCGTCATAAGGGGCGATCAGAACTCGGCGTGGACTGCATCGGCCTGCTGATTGTGGTCGGCCGAGCGTTCCGGGTGCCCTACGAGGACCAGCAGCATTATACCGACTATCCGACGCACGAGCGTGCGCTGATCGCTGCGCTCGATGCCCATCTTGAACGCCGCCGCATCGATGAGCCTTGGGACGGGCTTATCGGCGTGTTTAGTGAGCGCCGGCTACCAGCGCATGTCGGCATATTCTCGCGTCTGCACGGCGCGCAGCATCTGGTCCACGCACGGCTGTCCGAGCGGAAGGTCGTGGAAGAGTTCTACGACCTCGATCCGCTGACGCGCACCTACCAGCTTATCGCGCTCTTCGCCTATCCGGGCCTGGAGGATTAATGGGACAGGCCGGCGTTACCGCGTTCAGCATCGTTGGCACCGTCGTCGGCAGCTATTTCGGCGGTCCGATCGGTGGCGCAATCGGCTCGATGGCCGGCGGCCTGATCGGTTCGTTCGTATTCGGGCGGCACAAAAAGCCGCTGATCAGCGATATCCAGGTCGGCAATGCGTCCTATGGTAATCCGATCCCGATTTTATATGGCACCGCGCGATTGCCCGGCACGATGATCTGGTGCGATCAGGTCAAGAAGACCTCCAGCAGCGTCGGCAAGGGGCTCAGCGGCCAATCCACCTACAAATATCATCAGTCGGCCGCCTTCGGGCTGTGTGAGGGGCCGGCGACGATCCTGAAAATCTTTCTCGATGGCAAGCTGTTCTGGGATGGCACCAGCGCCACCCCGACCGAACTGACGAAGAAGACCTTCTGGATTCGCAGCTACCCGGGCGATGAAGCCCAGTTGCCGGACTGGCTGATAACGGGCTGGGTCAACGACAACGTCGCGACGGTGCCGAACGCCAATCCGGCCTATCGCGGCTTGTGTTACATGATTTTCCAGGGCGTCGACCTCAACAACTACGGCGGCCGGATGCCCCAGGTGGTTTGCGTCGTCGCCTCCAACGTGACGCAGACGACCATCTTCAAGCCGCTGGCGTGGCTGGCCAATGATCCCGATCCTGGAAGCCAAAACAGTATAGCGTTGGACACCAATCACGCCAGCGGCGTCGACTGGTCGCGCAACTGGGTCTATGTGTTGTCATCAGACGGCACGATCCGTGTGTTCGACCTGGTGACGACCCAGTGCATCCAGGAAAAGACGAAGGCGCAGCTCGCGACCTTCTGGCCGATTTATGGGGATGTCACATATTTTACGGCACTTGCCTGCTGCAACGGCAGCCAGCTCTATGTCGTCGCGAATATCTATACGTTCCCGTCGACCAATAACGGCTCCTATCTTTGGACGATCGATCCGTCGACCTTGACGATTACCAACCAGATCAAACTATCGTCGCTCGACGGGGCGTTCGCGGGCTACTCAGGCGTTTCCAGCCTCACCTGCTTCCAGCTCGTCTCGCTGCAAGGCTCGGTCGACATGGTCGCCGGGATCGACTACCTCCAAGGGCCATTCGTGGTTAACCCACTGTCAGGCGCGCTCGGCCTCATCCCGTTCGATACGTCGGCCTACAACTGGGGTAGCAACATCGTCGTCGGCAAATCGGATGATACCAACGGTACGGTCGAACTGTGGCTGGTCGACGATTTTAGCTTCAATCCCGGTACCGATGCCGCGCCGCCGGGACTGCGCATTGCCAAGATCCCGGTGGCAGGGTCGGACCCGAGCGGCGTCGGCGTCTTCTATCAGCTCATGGCGACGTTGCATCCGACGGATTTCGCGCTGGTGCGAACCACGGGCGGGATCATTCAAAGCGGCGTCGTTGCGATCTATGACGCCGCCGACGACAGCCTGATCCTAACCAACTACGAATGCACGGGCTATTCCGGCTACCCGACGACCGCGAAATGGAGCGCCGCGCTTGGCATCATCTGGACCAATCCGGCCTGGAAAGGCCCGCAACAGCAGATGCCGAATACCATGCTCGACGGCAACTATAGCAGCGGCGCTATCACGTTTACCACCGGCACCACGCCGGCGCTGGGTGTTCCAGTTATCGATACGACCACCGGCGCGCTGGCCTATTCACCGATTGCGACCGCTGACAATACCCGCCAGGCAGCGACCTTCGGCGGGCAGAGCTACAACTCACAGTCAAACTCGATGGTCTATCGCGACCAGACCGGGCAGTGGTATGTCGCCTACCTGCAGCGCGGCAATGCCGCCGAGGTCTCTGTCGCAGCGATTATTACCGACCTCTGTGCGCGCGTCGGCGTCGACAGCAGCATGATCGATGTTTCACTCGTGACCCAGACGACGGTCGGATACGTCATTCCGGACTTAAAGGCAGCGGCCCAGGCAATCGGGGATCTCTGCCAAGCCTACCAGATCGATATGGTGGAGAGCGATTATAAGCTCAAGTTCATTCCCCGCGGCCAGGCATCGGTTGCCACCATCCCGCAAGCGTCTCTGCGGTCGCTGACCGACGGCGATCCGTCGAAATATTGGTCGGTAAAGACGGCCGAAGAGCAGGAGATGCCGCTCCAAGTCAATCTCAAGTATAGCGATCCGGCGCTGGACTATCAGCCCGGCGCAGCCTATGCGAAGCGCGTCGCTCTGCCGGTGCCGACGCAATATTCCAAGCGGAAAATGCAGGTCGATCTGCCCGTAGTCGCCACCAACCAGGAGGCGCGCGGCATCGCGGAAAACTGGCTCTATACGGTCTGGGCGTCCCGCGACACCTACGAGACGGCGTTATCCCAGGCCTACCTCTATCTGGACCCCACCGACAACGTCACCGTGACTATGGACAACGGCGATGTCTATGTCGCGCGCATCCAGCAAATTGAGACCGGGGCAGACCTCGGCCTGAAGCTGACGCTCGCATCGGAGGATCAGACCGTCTATGCGCCCCCTGGCACCGGCGGTGCGGTCTACACCGTCGGCCAGCAGACGCTCACGGCGGGCGGTTTCGCCGACTTCCTGCCGTTCAACGTGCCCTTGTTGCAGGACGCCGACGCAGCGCCCGCCGGACAAAGCCGCGTCTATTATGCGGCAGGCGCAGCGTCCGGCTGGCTTGGCGGCACGGTCTATAAATCGACCGATGCCATCAACTGGCCAGCTTGGGGCGTGCTGCCGTCCGCGGCCATCTCAGGCTTTGCCGTTACCGCGCTTGGCGATACCACATCGCCGTTCTCAACGGATTATACCAACACCGTAACCGTCAGCCTGCGTGCAGGCGACACGCCGCCCAGCTCTTGCGCCTATGTGGACCTGATGAACGGCGCCAACGCCGCGTTGCTCGGAAGCGAAATCATCCAATTCATGACCGTGACCGACAACGCCGATGGCTCGATCACCCTGTCGGATCTGGTCCGCGGAAGGCGCGGAACCGAGTGGGCCACATCCGGCCACAGGGCGGGCGAGATATTTATTATGCTTCAGGTCGGGCTTGTCGTTGGAAACACCATCAGCCAGGGCGAGATCGGCACCACCGAAGTTTTCAAGCTTGTGCCCAATGGCGTCTCGATTAACACGACGCCGTTCGAAAACTTCGCCTATCTTGGCTACGACTTGAAGCCCTACGCGCCGGTAAACTTCGCACGTCGGGAGAGCGGCTCACCGCCGGATCTCATCGTAACCTGGGTGCGCCGGACGCGCATCGGCGGGATGCTCGTCGATGGCACGGACACGGTCCCGCTCTATGAGGATACCGAGGCCTATGAGGCCTATGTGTTGCCGAACGCCGGAGCTATCGACAGCTTCGACCCGACGAATGCCGCGACCTACACGCGCAAATACACGCCGACGACCGCGACGCTGACCTACACCGCGTCGCAGATGAGCGCCGATAGCTTCGATCCGGCCGCCGACACGCTGTATCTCGCCGTCTACCAGATTTCGGGCGAAGTCGGCCGTGGGTTCCGCGGCTATCAGGCCGTGCCGGCATTCTGAGGACGATCCAGCATGACAACAACACCCATCCTCGGAATTAACGAGCTCGCGCCGACCCAAACAGACAAGACGACGACGATTAATGACGCTATCGTTGCGTTGGAATCGGCGACGCAGGACCAGCTGGCGGTCAATCTGGCCGGTGGCAACCTCACCCTGAGCGCGACGCAGTTCACGCGTCATGCCGTATTCTCGGTGTCCGGCCAGACCGCGACCCGCGTGCTGACGGTGCCGCTGTCCAAGCGCCTGTTCGCGGTCAAAAATGCTGGTTCCTACGACATCACCGTCGGCGGGGCCACAGGCACAACGGTGACGGTCGCGGCCGGCGATGGTGCGATCATTCAGTGCGACGGGTCCAACTGTGCGGTATTCGGCAGCGGCGGGCCGGGCGCGACGGGACCGGCTGGGCCTGCCGGCGATATCTCAACGATCAATCTCGGCGGCGGACTTTCCGGCGGTCCGATCACGACTTCCGGCCAGACGATTGTCGCGCAGTGGCAAGCTGGCACCGTCACCAGCCTGGGTAGCCACCTGTCGATTTCGGCAGGCGTATTGCAGAGCCAGGACACGAATATCTGGAATGCGGGATCAGTCACCACAGTCGGGGCTGGCCTGACGCTGTCCAGCGGCACGCTGTCAGCGCCAAGCGGCGGCGGCACGGTGACCGATATCTCGACGACCGGCGGTATCCATGGCGGCATCATCACCACCAGCGGGACTTTGAGCGTCGACTGGAACGGCGGTTCCGTTTCGTCGCTGGGAAGTGGGCTCAATCTTTCGGCTGGCGTGCTGAACCTGGCTACCATCGCCAGTCACGCGGTGCTGGCCAACAGCTCGGGATCGGGCGCGGCGCCGTCATCGACCACGGTCACGGCGCTGCTCGATGCCGCGCTCGGCTCGACCCAGGGCGACCTGCTCTACCGCGGCGCCACGTCCTGGACGGTCTTGGCGCCCGGCACAAGTGGCCAACTGCTCCAGTCCGGCGGCGCCAGCGCCAACCCAAGCTGGACATCAGCCGGAACTGGGGTCACGGAGGTCGACACTGGCACCGGGCTGACAGGTGGGCCGATCACCACCAGCGGGACGCTGTCGTTGGATGCCATCGCGAATCACGATGTCCTGGCGAACATCTCCGGTAGTAGCGCGGCA